AGTGCCGCCGCGATGCGGACGCCGCTCGGGCGTGTGAGTCGTGGCAGGCGGTAAACGCCTTCTCACGTCTGGAGCGGCAACTGTGGATCGACCTGTCCGACGCGATCAAGGCCGAGGCGCAGGAGCGGGCAGACGCCGAGGCTGCGGCGATGGCGGCGCGGCCTGACGCCGAGCTCCTCGGCTCCATCATCGGCGCTATCCGCTCGATGCCCGCGGACCAGCGCGAGCAGATCATGGACGCGGTGGCAGGCCCTGCGCTCCGGGTGGTGCGGGCGGCTCAGTGAGCCTCGGCGCCCTCGCCCGCGACCTCTCCCTGTGGCGTAGTCGGGTAGAGGCGGCACCTCTCCAACACATCCGATGGACGCCGCCGCAATCGGCATGGCTCACCAGCACGGCACCGCGCAAGCTCCTGCGCGCCGGCAACCAGCTTGGCAAGACGTGGAGCGCGATGGCCGAGGTCATCTTCCGCGCGACCGGCACGCACCCGCACTACAAGACGCACCCGCCGCCGGTGGAGATATGGGTGGTGTGTACCTCGTGGTCGCAGTCGGTGTCGATCATGCGGAAGTTCTGGGATCTCGTGCCGAAGGAGGCGATCCGCACCACCCGCTTCGACCCGCGTAACGGCTTCGGCAAGGACAACCCGGCGGTGGTGTTCCTCAACGGCTCCGTGGTCCGCTTCCGCACGACGAACCAGGGACCGGAGGCGCTGGCCGGTGCGACGATCCACTACGTCGCGATTGACGAGCCCTGCGACGAGGACATCTATCGGGAGCTCGACCGGCGCGTCATGCGGAACGCCGGGGCGATTGGGATCACGTTGACGCCCATCAACCGCCCGTGCGACTGGCTGCGGGCGATGGTGGACGCCGGCAACGTGCAGGAGGTCCACGCGCTGTTGACGCCCGACAACCTGACGCCCGCGGGAGGCACCGGGCCGCTTCGGCTGCTCGACGGCACGCCGATGGATCAGGACTGGATCGATGAACAGCGCCGGATCACGCCCGCCATGTACGCCCCGGTCGTGCTGGATGGCGAGTGGGAGACGCGGCCTGACGGCGTGTTCTTCCGGTGCTTCGATCGAGCGCGGCACATCAACGCGGCGATCCGCCTCGACCCCGCTCGCGGCGTGATCCGCTGGGTGCTCGGGATCGACTACGCCGCCGCCGATCGTCAGTACGGCCAGGTCGCGGTGCTGTCGCAGGTACAAAGCTACCTCGATGACAAGCAGCGCCGGCAAGAGCTCGTGTACGCCGTCGATATAATGGCGATGCCGGGTATCGCCTCGTCGGAGCAGTTCGCGGCCGAGGTGGTGCAGCTACTCGGGCGCTCGGGCCTCCGGTGGCGCGACCTTCACGCGGTCTACGGGGACAACCCGGTAGCCTCGCGCTGGGTGGAGAAGTCCAACCTCAACACGTCTCGCGCCATCGCTCGCGAGCTTTCGATCCCGCAGTCCGCTTTGACTCCGCGCATCCTGTCGGCGAAGGACGGCGGGCCGTCGGCGGGCGCAATGGACACCGGGTGCCGCTACCTTTACGAAGGGCTCGCGAGCGGTCGGATCATGCTTCACCCTCGATGCGACCTGCTCGGGAAGGGCATGGAGACGTGGGACTACACGCGCGACCACCCCATGAAGGATTGCATCGACGCCTTCCGGTACAGCCTAAAGGACTACATCTTCCGGCTGGGCCAGAACGGCGGGACCGTGGTACGGTTCCGATAGGCTGGCACGTTTCGCGCAAATGCGCTACCCTTGACGGGTGCAGCTTTCGGCCTCCATTCCGCCACCGCCCAAAGACGCTGACGAGGCGCAGCGCGTAGAGCACACGCGGCTTCGTCGCCGTCTGCTCTATTCGCAGTACGAGCCGGACCTTGACGCCCGCATCCGGCAAGCGGTTGGCAACGTCAAGGCCGAGGCGTGGAAGCCGATCGACCTGACGGCGAATCCGTACCTGTCCATCTGGCAACAGACGGCGGTGCTGTACGACCTCGCGCCCGAAGTCGCCACGCTGGCGGGTTCTGAGCCGGTGGCCGAGGCGCTGGTGGAGGCTGGCGCGTGGCCGCTCATGCAGCGCGTACAGCGTGACACCCTGGGCCTCCGCGAGATGCTGCTACGGGTGTCGGTCGCCGACGGCTCGGGCGAGGTGGTAGTCCGCCCGGTGTTCCCCGATATGGTGAGCATCGAGGTAGACCCACGCGAGCCTACCCGCCCGGTCAAGATCAAGGAATGGCTACACGACCCGACGCACGGGTGGGTGCGCCACGTCTACGACATCAGCCGCCCGGCCTCGCCCAGCTACCTCGCTGCCAAGCCTGACGGATCGCTGGTGTCGGCGCAGGTACTCGGCGGTACGTTCGACGGCGAGGCGTACCCGTTCCGCAAGTCGGACGGCACGCCGATCTTGCCGTTCGTGCTCTACCACGCGGCTCAGGCTGCGACGGTGTTTGACCCATACACCATGCGCGAGGTCGTGGAAGGGTCGCTGATGCTCGGCGTGTACCTGACGTTCTACGGCCATGTGGTGCGCGACAGTTCGTGGCCGCAGCGGTACACGGCCGGGCTTCGGGTACTCGGCGCCGAGGTGGTCGACGGGGAAGGCAACGTACTCGCTGGCCGGCGCGAGGTGGTGACCGACCCGGCCACGCTGCTTGAAATGGAGATCGACCCGACCTATACGGGCCAACCCATCATCGGCCAGTGGAACGCGAGCGCCGACCCGGTGGCGTTGCTCACTTCGATCTCGATGTACGAGCGCCGCATTCTGACACTTGCCGGGATTCAGTCTCCCGACGTGACGAGGCAGGACGCCGACATCCGTAGCGGCTACTCGCTGGCCGTGTCGCGCGAGCAGGTACGCACGCTCCAGCGCGTGTACGAGCCGCAGTTCCGGCGCGGCGACCTGCAGCTCTGCGCGGTGTCGGCGACCTTGCTCAACCGGGCGAATGGCACGCACTACGCCGAGGAGCCGAGCGCCTACCGGATCACCTACAAGGGCCTGCCGAAGTCGCCCGGCGAACGCATGGCCGAGCTGGCTGAGATCAAGGCGCGCACGGACGCGGGGCTCGTCGGCCCGGTGACGGCGTACCAGGAGCTCAACCCCGGCACGCCGTTCGCCGAGGCGTTTACCCGCGTGGTTGACGCCCGCCTTGAAGCGAGCGCGGTGGATGCGGCGGTGGCGGCTCGCGGGGCATCGCCCACCACGGGGACGGGCGACAGCGGGCCGAAGCTCGTGCTGGCGCCTACCGACGTGGCAACGGTGGTGACCGTCAACGAGGCGCGCGCATCGCAGGGGCTTCCGCCTACCAGCGGCCCCGACGGGGCGCTGACAATCACCGAATACAAGGCGAAGAACGCGGCCATGGTAGCAGAGGCCGCCGCCGCAGGCGCGGGCACCTCGCCGCCGGCTGACGCGCCTGCATGATCTCAGAGGGAGCACAAACCATGGCCGAGGCCGACCCGACCACGAACGGAACTGCTGAACCCGCGCCCGTCGCGAAGCCGCCCGAGATGGTGCCTGCCGCGCGACTGGCTGAAGTCGTCGCCGAGCGCAACGCTCTGCGGAAGCAGTACGCCGAGGCCGCCGAGCAGGCGGGCCAAGCGGCTGAGCATCGCACCGTGGCCGAGCGGCACGCCGCTGAGCTCGCCGCCGAGCGTGCAGCCCGTGCCGAGGAGCGCGACCTGTACCGCGCTGGCCTGCTCGATGAAGAGGCGCACGTCGTCGCCCGCGCGCTCTACTCGGCGCAGCCTGCCGACAGCCGCCCGCCGACCATCGGCGAGTACCTGAGCGCATTCAAGGCCGAGGGCGCCGAAGTGCCACGCGCGTTGCGTGGATACCTGGGCGAGCCCGTCAAGGCCCCGAGCCCGACGGCCACGCAGCCGAAGCCGCCCGCCAACGCTGGCAAGCCGTCGCCCATCGGCACGCCCATCGGGCGCGAGGCCATCGAGGCGGCCATGAAAACCGGCAACGCGGAGACGATTCGCGCCACGCTGGACAGCTTCTACGCATCGCGCGGCGTCAAGCCTTGACAGATTGACACGGCTCGCGCTACTCTCACATAGCCACCGGCAAGGGTAAGCCGTCAAACCCGTAGGCGCAGGAACCTCCTTCCCCCCTACGGTGCAATCATGGCTGACGAAATCATCTACAGCGGCATTGGCGACCTCTCCCTCGCCGCCGCCCTCTCTGCCGAATACATCCTCCTTGCGGCCGACCGCAACGCGCTCCCCAACCACCCGGCGCTCCAGTACGTCGGCGACATCAGCGTAGGGGCGCACAGCGCCGTCATCAAGGTGCCGCACATCGGCCTGATGGGCTACAACCTCCTCGCCTCGACCGGCGACGGTTCCAGCGTGGCGAACACCGCGCTCACCGACGGTGCGACCTCGGTGACTGTGGGCCGCTACTCGAAGGCCTACGAGGCGTCCGACCTCGCCAAGATGACCGCGGGAGCCGGCGGCCTGTCCGCTCAGGTGTTCGCGATGGACGCGATGGTGTCGGGTGCGCTCACCCTCACCAGCCTCGTCGCGAACCTCATGGACAACTTCTCGACCGTCGTTGGCTCGACCGGCGTGGACATGACCGTTGCGAACTTCCTCGACGCGATCACCGCCCTCGAGGTGGCCAACGCGCAGGGGCCGCTCCTCGCCGTGCTCCACTCGCAGCAGTTCGGCGACTTCCGCAAGGATCTCAACTACGTCCCGCAAATTAACGGGGGCGAGGACCGCGGCGGCGGCATGTTCGCGAAGGGCGCGATCCTCTGGGCCGACGGCTCCGTGGGTTCGGACGGATCGCCTGACCAGATGGTGATTGGCGGAAAGGTGCTCTTTGAGCGCGACCGCACCGCCCGCTCCGGCCTGACCGCCTACGTCAGCCACCGCTACCTCGGCGTTGCCGAAGGTATCGACGGCTTCGGCGTGACGATCTCCACCGACGCCTGATGCCTCGCGGCCGGGGCCTGGGCGATGGGGGCAACTCCCTCGCAACCCGGCTCCGGCCCCGTCCGTTTCCGACCACAGCAACATCAGAGGGAGCCAACCATATGCCTGCGAAGAAGCTACCGCCCGGATTCGTCCCCGCCGACGTACCGAGCCCAAAGACCGACAACGCAGGCGGGGAGGCTTACCTACCCGACCTCGGCAGCACCATCCGAGTGCAGCCGCTCACGCAGGTTGATCCCTGCGCCCCCTTCCTTCTCAAAGCCCACCCGGAGCGGTGGACCGGCATGGGCGGCAAGGTGGTTCCCTTGTTCGGGCGCCTCGTCATGCAGTCCGGCGTCGATGGCGTCGAAGGCCGCAAGGGCGGAAAGCTCGACCTCGGCACCGCCCGCAACATGAACGAGGAGCGCGGCTGGACGCTGATTCCGCCCGACGCCGTACCCGACTCGCACGCGACGACCGACGCCAACGGCAACCGGGTCAAGTCGTACCTGTACCGCCCGACTGGCCGGCCCGACGTGACCCTGCTGATTTACACCAAGGTGTTCCCCGGCTCAAAGCAGGTCGAGGTGGACGTGCCTCGGTATGTCGAGTTCTGCGAGCACCTCGTCGCATCGGGCGTCATCGAAGGCCCGAAGGTGTACGCGCTGGAGAAGCTGCGCGCCCGCATGGAGCACGAGGCGGCCGAGCTCTCCAACCGCGCTCGCCAGTTCGCGCAGTACGCACCCGCCGCCAAGTCGGCCGCCAATGCGCTCGCCGTGGTTACCGCCGAGGTGGAGCGCCTGCGCGCTGCCCCGGTGGGCGGTGAAGCGGTGGAGGTGGAACTGTGAGCGGCGAGAAGCCCGGCGCCCGCGAGGCCATGGAGCGCGTGACCAAGCGCCTCGTGGAGAGCGGCACAAAGCCGGCTGAGGCCGCCAAGCTTGCGCGCGAATCCATCGTGCGCGTAATCGAGAACAACGCAGCCAAGAAGAGGTAACCCCATGGCCGACACCTACAGCTTCCGCCCCACCACCGTCGTTGACGCCCTCGGCTTCGATGGCCACCCGATGACCGATGCGCTTGTAAAGGCGGCGGTCGCCTGCGCGAACGCAACCGGCGGCGCCACGGGCGCGGCGCTGACCGTCCAGCTCTACCAGGCCGACGGGACCACCGCGGTAGCGAGCGCGCGTCAGGTGCTCGTGATCGCTGGGTCCACGCAGTACGCGCCTTTCCCCGCGCTGGAAGCCTCGCTCACCTTCGGCACCGCAACCGTCGGCAGCATCGTCGCGAGCGGTGGCGGGTGGGCGCTGGTGGAGACTTCGGCCGCTGGCGCCTTCGCCTGCACCGCGACCAACTCGCAGGATGAAACGCTTTACTTCTCGGTGACGACCTCGCAGGGTGGCGCCTCCAGCGGCTCCAAGCAGTGCTGCGTGATCGGCAGCAACTCCGACGCCGCCGCATGGTCGGCGTGATCTGAGTGGCCGCCACGCTCTACAGCGCGCGTCTGATCGGCCCCGAGGTCATCGAGGCCGGCATGAACAACGTGGTGACCTGCCCGGTCTACCGCGATGGCGCGCTTGTGGCTCCGACCGTCTACACCTTGACGGTCTGGAACTCGGCCAACGTCATCGTAGCTCAGCCTACGGTGTCGGTCGTGTCGAGCGTGGCGACCGCCACCATCACCTCGGCGAGCCTTTCGGGGCAGACCAACGGCGACGGGTGGCGGTTGGAGTGGGCGCTGACGCTCGCGAGCATCGTCCACACGTTCCGGCGCGATGGCGCGCTGGTGTACCGCCGGCTCTACCCGGTGGTCACGGATGCCGACCTGTTGCGGCTGCATACGGACCTTACCCGCCGGATGCCGTCTACGGAGTCGAGCTATCAGGACTACCTCGATGAAGCGTGGGCCACGATTGAAAGCCGGCTGATCATGTCGGGGAAGCGCCCGTGGTTGATCCTGTCGCCGTCGGCGCTGCGGGATGTCCACCTGTTCGGCACGTTGTCGCGCATCTTCCGCGACCTCGCTCCTGGCGGGCCGGGCACGGCTGAATGGGAGCTCGCGGCCGAGTACGACCGCAAGTATGAATCGGCGTGGTCCCAGCTCACCTACCCGCAGGCGGTGGAGAGCAGCGGTGAGGCCGAGAGCCTTCGCCGTCGTCGCGCCTCACAGCCGACGATGTGGCTGGCGGGCAAGTCGTGAGCACCATGGCCGCATTCACCGCCGCCGCGCGCACGCAGCTTCTCACGCTGTCGGGTGCGGTGCTGTCGGAGGAGACGGTGCTGACGATCCGCAACGAGGGGCGCTCACCGCGTCACCAGGAGTTCGCGGTGGGCCATACCTCCGAGACGCCGCTGCCGGGCGCTCAGAAGGCCGCGAGTGGGATGCCCTCGCGCGTACCCGTGACGGTGATCGCCGCCTATCAGCTAAAGCCGAAGGACCGGGCTACCAGTCTCGACACGGCGCATGGGTTCGCCGCCTCGCTCCGCGCGAAGATGCTGGCGACGACGTGGCTATCCACCGTGGGCGCGGTGGTGTCGTCTACCGGCCTGACGGTTGAACCCGGTGCCGATGGCTGGGTGTGGTTCACGCTTGGCTTCAACGTTCAGATCACCCTCGACATTTCTTAGGAGGCCCCCATGCCCATCAGCTCGGTAGTCAAGAACTTCGCCAACGGTACGCTGACCCTGAGCGACGACACTGGCACTCCGATCACCGTGACGGTGCAGTACGAGGCCGGCGACTTCGCGCTGAGCGGAGTGATGCAGGGGCAGAAGGAAGTGGCGATGTACCTTGACCGCGGCGCCTTCGGGTCGCTGCGTAAAACCAACTTCACCCCGGCCACGTTCAGCTTTACCGCGCACATGACCGACATCAGC